ATAGTGGTATTCGGTGTAATCAACATACGCCTCTTTGTGCCGTTAGTCAGCGTTATTATTGCTTCCGGCTCTAATGAAACAAACACCGGCCTATCCGTAGGATTTATTTTTGCAGGTATAGTTCCCGAAACATTTGGACTTGCCTCTGCAATAGGATAGGTATTTTCGTCAAAGTACTTGTTTCCACCCTCGCTGATAATTCCGTTGTCGGATGGATTGGCTGCCGATTTTATTTCATCAACAAAAGTATTGTCTGGATAAATTGTCGTATCAGGCACATAGGCAGTATCTCCCATTGCCGTTTTTGCATCACGGATATTCTTTGCCGTAACCCTTTCAATAGAGGGGTAAATATCCCCGTATTCGTCAGAGTTGAAATAGACTATTTTCGGGATTATGCCGTATTTCGCAATAGTGGCGGCATCGGCTTGTAAATACGCCTTTCGTGCATCCTTTTTGCCGTCAGTCGTACCCCAATAGGCTCTTGGCAGCATAATGTTGGGCAAATACACGCTTTCGGCATTGTGGATTGCAGGGGATAAATTGTTGTAATACCTCGCAATCATATTCCTATCCGAGCCATAGGCATATAGCCTCGTGGCAAACTCATTGCTGCGACTATTCTCCCTTGCTATGACCGTCAGTCCGTTACCCTTGTATGAGAATACGCTTGTGGTATTTTCGGCATCACGAATGTTTGGTCGGCCTATGGTTATTACCTCTTTGCCATTCTCAAAAGTATGCACCCACCCTATGCCTTTCCATTGTTGATATATCTTGTCGAGTGCATCAAGACAAGTACCGTTGCTTACGACAAACTCCTGCACTTCGTGGAGCTTAATGTATAGTTCATCGGTAGGGTCTGTTATCTCCTCAACCCTTATTATCCATTTATTCGGGTAAAGGTCATTCAAACACGCCTGTATTCTATCCGCAATCCCATACACATCTTCAAAGGTGCTTACATCGGGGAGTGTGGAGTAGTGTATGAGGTTGTCATTGAGTACGAGGTCACGAAAAGGAGCAATGGTCAAGTCTTTTGTGGCGGCATGGAGCTGTACATTGCGGTAGACGAAAGATGCCCCGTATTTATTCTTTTCGGCTTGTTTTTTTGGTTGAGGAATGGAATAGAGCCTATAAGTATGGCCGGTACGAGTGTACTCCACATAGTCGCCAATAGCCCAATCAATGGGAGTGGGCGAGGCAATCTCGGCAAACTCGAGATATGAGGGCTTGCCGAATACGCCATTGTATTGTGGCGTACCGGTAAACCTTACAATCGTGCCGTCTGCGGAATATATGCTGTACTTTGCCATTAAATCGCAATTATATCTGTTCCACTAAGTTTCATTCTTGTAATCGGGTCGTTAACCTTAAACTTGACCGTAAATATTGCCCTTGCCCAATCGCTCTTTTTCTTATAACTCCCCTCTTCATATCCTGCATAACGCACCTTTTGTCTGCCAATGCCGGTATAGGCATCGTATATTTTGAACTCCCCATTTTTTACCGCATCAAAGAAACTATCCATTTGCTCCCTCAATACCTGCTCTGCACTCTTCGTTGAGGTTTTGAAGGTTTTGACATAGAACTGCACGCTGAACTCTATCGGCTCATAATGCATAACTGCGTTGTACTCATCATCTCCGCTTTCGTCTTTCCAATCGTTCTTGTATGGCTCTTTCGGGGTGGGGAGTAGGGGATATGGATTGGACTTTGCCACCATACCCCACTCGGTAGCGGTATTCTTTGCTGCCGTTGTGCCTGATTGAATCCAAAAGGGCTTATAGTCTGCTATGTCGGGAGCGTATGCCATTACTACAAATTTAAATTTTATGTTTCGGTTGTGTTGAATATTTATTCAACATTATTGAAGTGCTTAACTCATTGCCACATTCACATTTATTCCTTGTCCGCCATTGTCGTGTGACCCGATGACGGAGTTTAGCCTTTCAAGTATCTGGCGGCTATTCTCTGCGGAGTTGTAGGTGTTCGCCTGTATGTTGTTGAGGTAGTCCGTAAGGGTAGGGGCTTGCGGTATGAGTGATAGCATTAGTTTGAGGTCTGCACTCATCCCTGCAACATTTACCCTATTGGTCGCCACATCTGCCCGTATGGCATTGAGGTATGATGCAAGGAGTTGAGCCGTATCTTCGGTAACTCCCTTTATCTCGTTGCCAAGAGTTTTTGCTCCCGACATATCGCTCATTAATAACCCGCTCTCTTGTGCAGCCACCAACATCGAGGTTATGGCGTCTTCCCCTACCACCATTGCATCTTTCATTTGGTCAAACAGCCCACCCATATTTGACATATATTCTTCATAGGATAAAATACCTGCTTTGTAACTTCTCATTAGGTCGTCTAACGGCTTTTGGAAATTATTAAGAATCTCTTCGATGATGTATGACTGCATCATTGATTCAACAATCGTTCTGCCCAGACTTTGGAATCCCATTTCAAGGTCAAAGAGGGCATCCCCCGTTGCGAGAAATGAATCGATGACATTGTCGGCAATGTCCGATGAAATGCTTGAAAATATCTGCTTGATGGAATCCTTATAGACTTCGGAGGTTTCTTCCATTTCATCATACATATCGATGAATCTTTGGAGTGCCCTTTTCTTTCCGTAGCCTACGAATTTGGTGAGGTCATCAAAGTAGGTTGATATGTACTTCATATCCAATGTGCCGTCATCAAGATATATGCTTCGGTTAAAAAACAACTTTGACCTTTTTTCTATCTTTTTAAGAGCTTTGGCGGTTTTTCTTTCTATCCTATTGGCCGATTTGAGAGCATCGGCATCTTGTGTTTTTTTGAGAACATCGTTGTATCTTTCTGCCGCCTCTGTTGCTATTCTCCAGTTTTCAGCAAGCAATCCAAGATTATCTACTCCAAAAATAGTATCATAATGGCCTCTTGCTATTTCGTCAAGGGCGTGCTTATAATCAATGGCCTGTTGTCTTAATCTTTCTTGCCATTCAACGAACTCCTTGATTTTATTGACGATTCTTCCAATTTTAATCAATGCTATCTTGATTATCATTGTAATCATATTGGAGGAATTGGCTACATTTTTCATATCTTCTGCCGCCTTGCCGATGGTTTCCATCCCTTTGACCGCATCTTTGGCTACGCTCAAATCTTTTGACATCTTGACAAAACCACGCATAAGGGATTCGTTTTCCACCAGAGCATCGGTAATCTTTTGAATTTCCTGCAAAGCTGCACCAAAGCCCCTTAACCAATCAGACCCCATTGTGTCGCCCAAGTCGGATAGCATTCCACCTAAATCCGCAACAGCACTTGTAATATTCTTTATTGTCGATTCGAGCTTTTTGGCTTTCTCAACGACTACCATTTCGTATTTTCCTGCAAAAAGTTGCCGTATCTTTGTTATAAGTGCATCTACGCTCAATCCGGATTCTTCAAGTTTGGCTTGCAGGTCATCGCTTTGAAGTATCACTTCCCAATCGCTGCCTTTTTGCAGTTCATTGAGCTTGTTGAGGATGAAATCTATTTGCCCCAATGATTTGTCGTACCAATCCGTCAAGTCGAGGTTATTCCTTTCAAGCACCTCTTTTACAAACCCGTCTGCGAGAGAGGTTATCTTGTCTTGTGCAATGACCTTTGCTGCGTTTTTCTCTGCATCGGTAAGTAGCTTTATTGCATTCTCTCCACCCTCAACATATCTCTGCCAAATTTCATCCCCGTACTGCTCCCTTATTGCCTTTACTGCTATGGCGTTGTCCGTATCTACCTTTGCAAGGTCTTTGAGCATCTGTTTACCTCTCTTGTCCGCATCGGCATAAGCGTTGTTCATTCCCCTTACAGCCATTTCAATATCAAGCAATATGCCCTCTCCGCTAATGGCAAAGTCCTTGCTCTCCCAATCGGCCATTGCCTCTTTGTACTTCTCAAAGATTTGGAGTTGCTTTGCTACCTCGTCGGCCTTGTCGGTAGCGAGTGATGCAAGCACTTTGGCCGATGCCTCTTTGTCAAACTTTGCAAGTTCAAGAGCGAGTTTTATAATCCTCTCTCTGAAATCAAACTTTGCGAGCAGATCTTTGTCATCAAGGTCGGTAAATATTGCCGAAAGAGTATCGGATAGTGTTTGGCCGTCAAGGTATTCACTAAGTTTCTCATACGCTTTCTTTACATCTTCAATCATCCTAATCTGTTCTTCAAGGTCTTTCTGTGCTTGCGACTTGCCGCTGCCGCCCTCTTTTTTCAGCACAAGGTCAATCTGCATAACCCTTGCTATCTCCTCGATGATTTCCTTTTGTTTTTCAAGGCCTGGCAGTATCGAATCCGATGCATCCCCTGCATCCCTTATTTTGTCGCCGATTTCAGCGTATGATTTTCGTAAATCTTCGAGGTACTTCGTTCTGTCAAAACTTTCATCCGCCCAAAGGCCGAATGCTTTTTGTTGTGATTCGATGCCAAACTTCCTGAATATGGCTTGGATTTTAAGGGCGGTTTCGGATAGTTGTCTTTCGGTATTTGATGATGTCGATTGCAGTACGGTGTAGTGTGCGCCAACCTTATCACGAAGACTTTCCAATGCTTG